ATATCGATGGTCACATGCTAAACAAGTTTGGGAATTACTAGATTCAAGTGATCAAACAACACAAGATGGTGTGCTTTTTGCAGATGCACGTTGGTCAACAGCAGGTGCAAATAGTAAGCAAGCATCTATTGCTGATTTACTTACAAGCAACTTCTTAGACTTTGATGCTCCGGATCCATCATTATATCCAAAAGGCATGATTTTATTCAATACACGTAGAAGTGGATTTAATGTTAAGAAATTTGTACGTAACTATATTGACTTGACAGCAGATAATGGACGTTTCCAAAACGGTGGTGCAGATGAGCCAATGTCAGGATACTATCCACACAGATGGATTACTGAGTCAGCAAACAACGCAGACGGTTCAGGTAAGTTTGGACAATCAGCACAAAGAGCAGTTGTTGTACAAGCAATGCAAGCAATGATAAACAGCAACCAAGATATTAGAGATGATGAATCAAGAATCTTTAATTTAATGGCGGCACCAGGTTATCCAGAACTAATTGGTGAAATGATTTCACTTAACTTTGATAGAGGCTTAACAGCATTTATCGTAGGTGATTCACCAGCAACACTAGATCCAAGTGCTACTTCACTTAACGAATGGGGTACAAACGTTGCCCTTGCAGTTGAGGATAATGCAGACGGCTTAGTAAGCAGAGACGAATATTTAGGTGTTTACTATCCATGGGGATTCACAAGTGATAATGCTGGTAACAACGTTGTTGTTCCACCAAGTCACATGATGCTAAGAACTATTGCATTAAGCGATCAAGTTTCATTTCCATGGTTTGCTCCAGCAGGAACAAGACGTGGTGGTGTAACAAATGCTACAGCAACAGGATATATTGATAAGGAAGGCGAATTTGTTTCGATTGCACTTAATGAAGGACAGCGTGATACGTTGTTTGGAATAAGTGTAAACCCAATTACATTTATTACTGGTGCAGGACTTGTATGTTTTGGACAAAAAACTAGAGCAAAAAATGCTAGTGCATTAGACAGAGTAAATGTTGCAAGACTAGTAATTTACTTGCGTAGTCAACTTAATAAACTTGCTAAACCTTATATCTTTGAGCCAAATGATAAGATCACACGTGATGAGATCAAACAAGCGGCTGAAAGTTTGATGTTAGAATTAGTAGGTAGTAGAGCATTATACGACTACATAGTGGTTTGTGACGAATCAAACAATACACCAAGTAGAATTGATAGAAACGAACTATACTTAGATATAGCAATTGAACCAGTTAAGGCTGTGGAATTTATTTTCATTCCATTAAGACTTAAAAATACAGGGGAGATTGCAGGATTATAATTCATAAAATGAGCCCCTTAAATATGGGGCTCGTTAATGATAAATACTTGTAACAGGAGTAAAACATTATGGCAATTTCAACACTCTCAAAAATTACAGTACCACTAGCGAGCGACGCATCTGCATCAACACAAGGTTTGTTGATGCCAAAACTACAGTATCGCTTTAGAGTGACACTTGAGAATTTTGGTGTATCAACACCGACAACAGAATTAACTAAACAAGTTATTGATGTAACACGCCCAACAGTAAACTTCGAAGAATTAGAAATTCCAGTTTACAACAGTAGAGCATACTTAGCAGGACGTCCTACTTGGGAACCAATTACATTAAACTTAAGAGAAGATGTAAACAACAGTGTACAAAAACTAGTTGGTGAACAACTTCAGAAACAATTTGACTTTTTCGAACAGTCAAGTGCGGCATCAGGTATTGATTACAAATACACAACACGTATTGAAATCTTAGATGGTGGTAACGGAGCAAATACTCCAGGCGTACTAGAAACATTCGAGTTATACGGTTGCTTTATCCAAAATGCAAACTATAACACACTAGCATATAGTTCAAATGAACCAGTAACTATTGCATTAGCAATGCGTTATGACAATGCTATCCAAACACCACAAGGTGATGGAATTGGAACAGCAGTAGGTAGAACTATTAACAGCCTAGTAACAGGCGGCGGCGGAATTTAATAAACCGCATATAATTGCCATAGTATTAAAAAAGGGTGGCTTCGGTCACCCTTTTTCATTTTATACGCACTTTTCTTTTAAGGATAAATATTTATATGGCAAACATACTTAATGGATTTTTAAACAACGTTTTACAGGGAGCATTAAACCCTGGTGGTAATTTAAAAGATTACCAACATGCTTCTCGACTATTTGTCGATGATGCTTTTCGTCTTGCACCAAAAACAAAATTTTTATATCATTGTGTATTTGAACTAAGCGATGAAGCAATGAAAGTTATTCCACAATTAGACCAAAGACACAAACAAGAAATAAACATGCTTGTAAAGCAAGTGGATTTACCTAAGTTTAGTATTCAAACAGCAACTAAAAATATGTATAATCGAAAAAAGAATCTTCAAACAAGTATTGAATATGATCCAGTAAACATTACGTTCCATGATGATAATATGGGATTAACTACAACACTTATGGAAGCATACTATAGATTTTATTTTAGAGATGGAAACCATAGAGGTGAAGGAGTAAATCCACCATACAATCCTAGAAACACTTATAGTAATTCTATTGCACAAAATTTTAGATATGGTTTAGACAATGATCATAAAGCACCTTTTTTTAACAGAATAACAATTTATCAAATGGCTAGACACGAATACCTAGGGTACACATTAGTGAATCCAATGGTGACAGGTTTAACGCACGATCAAATGGACAGCGGAGATAACAGCACACCTTCACAAAACCAAATTAGTATAGCCTATGAAGCAGTATTCTACAGTAGAGGTCCTGTAGGCGAAAATAGTCCTAAAGGATTTGCAACTGCACATTACGATAAAACTCCTAGTCCATTAACAATAGGTGGCGGTGGTACTAGCAGTCTATTTGGCGGTGGCGGAGTTATTGGAGGTATCAGTGATGTTCTTGGAGACATAGCAGGTGGACAATTCAACTTAGGTACTGCACTTACAGCATTTAATACATTTAAAAATGCAAAAAATCTTTCAAAAGAAGGATTACGTGAAGAAGGATTTAACATACTAAAAGGTGCAATCACAAACATAGGCAAAGAAAACGTTGGCGGATTAAGTAACATTAATATACCAAAATCATCAGGTAACGGAGGAAATGCATCAGTGACAAATACTAACGGAGGATCTGTTAATACTAGCAGTGCAATTTATTCTGATAGAATAATGCAAGCGGCCGCTAATAATAATACAACAGCAGGTGTAAATGCTAGTAGTCCTAATTTAGATGCTTTTGGTGGTGCTGGAGCCAACGTAGGCACTTCTACATCAGTTGGTTCTAGTTCAGGATCAACATTACAAGCAGAAAGAAACGGACCATGACATATCACGGCGGACAAAATGTAAGTCGACCTTCTTCAAGTAGTTCATCTTCAAGTACTACAACAAACACAAATACTGTTTCAAATACAAATACTGTATCTGATACAAATAGTGTTTCAAGCACTCCAGTAGCAATCAGTACTAGCAACAACACTGGCAGTTACAAATTAGAACCAGTTGATAGTTCAGCAGAAGTAAGAAATTTTTTTAACAAATACTTTACTGATCCAATTTCTTACAGTGCAACACAAGTTGATTCTGTAATAGGGTTTTTTCTAAAAAGAGGCTTTGAAGAAAATTCTGCAACAGGTGTTGCAACAGTCTTACTACAACAAGCAAAAATAGATGATGTAAATGTTTACACATTACTTGATACATTAAAGGGTTTAGATGATGTGCAAATTAGTAGCCTTGTAGGAGAGATTGTAAACTACAATAGATCCAAAGTAAGTGTAATAGGATTTAAAACAACAAGCCCTGTAACTAGACAAGAATCACGCAACATAGTGGTATAGATCCATGGGACGCTTTGCTCAAGGAAAATATAATCTTAAAAATCCAGACAAGTACATAGGAAATAGAACTCCTACATATAGAAGTAGTTGGGAGTTTGCCTTTATGAAGATGTGCGATGAACATGCTTATATACAAGCATGGGCAAGCGAAGCAGTAAAAGTACCTTATAGAAATCCATTAACTGGTAAACATACAATATACGTTCCGGATTTTTTTATAGCATATGCTGATCGTAATGGTAAAAGACGTGTAGAAATAATCGAAGTCAAACCCGAAAATCAAACTTTAAAAGAAAGATTAGGTAGAAGCAAACACAATCAAGCATCTTGGATTGTAAATCAAGCAAAATGGGAAGCCGCTAGAGCATGGTGTAAACAGAAAGGTATGTACTTTCGTATTGTAACCGAGAATGATATCTTTCACCAAGGAAAAAGAAAATGAATGTAGCAGAATATAAAACTAAAATGTTTGAAATAGCAAACCGCTATGATAAAAGAGCAAGAGGAGCAAAATATATTAGACAATGGGAAATACATTATCCAGAAAAAGAATACATGGTTAAAAAAGCAGAAGAATTTGGTATGCTGAAGGATGTAAAAACAGCAGTTGATGTAGGTACTGGTGTAGGAATGTTGCCATACTTGCTTATGCAAAAAGGTATACATGTCGAAGCAACTGATGTTGACGAAGAGCAAACAGGACCAATGTACAAACAATGCTGTGATATTATTAATTTAAAAAGACACCATTTGTGGATCGACAATGGTAAGCCTATGGACTTTCCTGGCAAGTACGATTTATTCATTGCTACAAGAACTGTGTTTGATAGAGAATGTTTGAAGCCAGGCGAATTATTTGATTGGAAGTTTTTCTTTAATGATGTATTTCAATATGTTGATAAAGTTTTTATCAAAACAAATAATGCAGGATCAGGTAAAGGTTATCCGGATTATTTAAAAAAATACCTATACAATCCTATGGGAGAAGGACTAGGTAAACCCTTTAGAGCATGGTATATTAAGATCACAAAAGAAATGTGGTTAAGCGATCCTAATTCTGCTAAATAATAGTAGCAGTTAATGTGAGCATATAATGACAAAGAAATTACAAGATTTACTAGATTTGCCAGACTCTAAGGAAATTATAGACGAAGCAACCGAGCAACAAAAACAGCAAAAAAAGTATGATGTTGCAGAACAAAAAGAAACTATGCGTGATATAGCAGAGTTTGATAAAATTGCTAGTGCATTGCCTAGTGTTAAAGGACTAGGTGAAAAAGCAGATTCTGAACTTAATGAAATTGCTGATAAAGCAATGCAAAGTTATGAAGATCTAATGGATTTAGGAATGAATGTAGAAAGCAGATATTCTGGTAGAGTATTTGAAGTTGCAGGTAGTATGCTCAAGACAACATTAGATGCAAAAGTTGCAAAAATGGATAAAAAGTTGAAAATGATTGAATTACAACTGAAAAAAGAGAAGT